CACTGAAGCACTCATTGATGCTGCCATAGCATGAGTTACTTTTGTAGCATCAGAAACATTTAATTTATATGCCTGCAATGTTCCGTATAACATTCTAAAAGTGGTATCAAGATCCATGCTTTGCGCAGTTGCAAGGTTGATAACTTCAGGCATTAAAGTGTAAATATCTTCAACCTGCATACCTGCCTGAGCCATGCCATACATAGACTCCATGATCTCGTTTGCAGAGAACATTGCATTACCGGCAAGTGAAAAAGCAAAATCTTCTAAATCTTTCTTAACATCGTCTACACTTCTACCCATTAAGTCAAAGACTGATACAGTTTTCTGTGACATGGAGTCAAGTTCACTACCGATTTCAAAAATGGAACCTGCAATACGAGTAAGAGGATAAACCATTGCAACAGAAGCAGCACCAGTAGCACCAACAATGGTATTACCTGTGGTTTTTAATGTCCTTTCAATAGAACCACCCATACGTCCTACTGTTCCTGCTATTGATGCACTGGTAGCGGCGGTAACACCTTGTGCCTGTCTCATCTTATTTTGTAAGTCAGTAATATTACCGCCAACATAAATTACAATGTCATTATCTCCAAGTTGCATCAATCATCACCTTTTCTTCTGCTTCTGTCGTTTAGCCTGCTTTGCTTCTTCAGTGTTCTTTAAAGAGAGTATTTTAGAAATAGCAAGATACTTTTGTTCAGGAATATTATTTACTTCATCCCAGGACCATCCAAAAGCATCAATTAAAACAAAGTCTGCAAAATCTTCATCATCAGAACCATTGCGTAATGCATGTTTCCATCGTGCTATTTTTTTGTAATAAGTATCTTCTTCCAGAAGATTACGTAAGTATTTACGTTCTTTGAGTTTATTGCGCACTTCTGCTACTTTATTACTTGAAAAAGAAAGTTGTCCTACTTCTTCTTCAACTTGAGTTCCTTCGGCGCTTCCTGTGTATTCGTCACGTAACCTCTGAAAAAACGGTTCACATCGCCACCAAGAACATCCTTACACTGTTGGAAAATCTTATCCATTTCCCCAATAGGAACAGTGTCAAAGTCCTCTATATTCCACATCTTATTGGTAGCGAGAGAAATCGTAGTAACAACAATAAAATCTTCCTCGCGCTCAGAATATTCAATAATCTCATCGGGATGCTTATTTGCAATCATAGCAAGGGCATCCTCAATTTTCATACTATCGTTAAGTTCATCCTTGAACCTGGATAGAAGTTCAATAAGCATTGCTTTCTGCATTTTCCGAACCTTACGCACAATGCCGTGGTAAGGTTCATCAGTCAGTTCATATGTTTCATTATTAATAGAAATTGTAACCATAACAATCAGTAAGAAAAAATATTTAGGTTATTGTAAGCCTAGTAATTTGCAGCGATTCAATCTTATCCCCAATAACCTCATCAGGTTTAACATCAAGGGGATATTCAGGGAATTGAACTCCCGTAAGCGTAAACGTCTTACTATCAATGGTAAATTTAAATCCACACTGTGTAAGTGCTTTAACCTGTGTAAGAAGGTCAAGATCATCATAATATAGTTCAAGACCAAGTTTAACGTCCTTACCCGTGTTCACAACACCTGCAATATGAGTGCTGTTAGTAGATGCAAGATCCTTGAGATAAACATTCTTATTCGAGATAGTTAACTCAATTTCACGCACAATATCAGTAGCACTTGCCCAAGTTTTTCCATTGTCTACACTTAACTGAATGTCACTTACATCATCACACGTAAGCATTGCATTGGTGCTCTCCGTTGCATTACTACCCGTTCCCTTGTAACCAGTAGCGGAAGGTGCGGCAGCATCAGCAGCAGTAAACTTAGCAGAACACTTCAGCACATCATCTTCGGGAATCGAGAGCGTAAACTCATCAATCACACATCCCTTGTATGTAAGATACTTATTTGTTCCACCTGTAATAATAGCACCAATTGTAACGGATTTAATACCATCTACAAGTCCTGTGCAAGTAGTATCACCACCAAGTGCAAATCCCAGGAACCCATCTAAAATACCCTGTGGCACATACTCAATTTCAATACCTGCATCCATTACAGTCTTAATGTGCTTGTAGGCAGCAGACTTCGGATTAGTGTAGGTAGCATCCGTAAAATACCGCGTGGAAAATGACTTTGGTTTATCCGTAAACTTTGCATCAGTAACAATACCAATCCAAGCCATAGCGGGATTAGGAGGCATTGTACCAAAAGTAGTTTCTTTAACATATTCTACGGTTGTAGTATAACCTGCGTTTTGTCCCATAATTTTCACCTTCTCTTTCTAAATTCAATTACAACAATATCCAATTCACGTTTCATTGCACTATTCTTTTCGACAAATGCGGGAGCAACAGGAGAAATATAACTTATGCCTTTGTAAATGCCCGTCTTTAACTCCCGACCATGATTTAAAAATGCATCGGTAATAAGATTAAAAATACGATTGATCTCACTCTTCTTATCAGAAATGATTGCAACACGCACTAACTCATGTGTCTTTGTTCCATCGATGATTAGGGTTTCTCTCCCCGCTACAATGTCTATTACAACAGTAGGAGGAGCGAATCTATTTGATTCGGGATAAATGGTAGTAACCTTATTATCGAGTTCTGGAACTTTCTCTTCAATAAAATCTGCAAGTTCCTTTAAAACACCATCTATATCCATTATAACCCCGCCAATGAAATGTTTGCACCTATTAAGTTCACACGCTTAATTAATTGACCAAGTTTAATACTATATATAAACTTAATCTGTCTTACATCATGGATAATACCACGATCAGGGTCAGGATACTTGTAGCGTGGTTCATTGGCAATCGGTTTGAATTTTTCAGTGCCAAACACAAGAACCGTGTTGTAAGGCACGTAAGAATTTTGACTTATAATTGCATACTTCAATGATTCTTTACGCTCGTAGAACCAAGAACTCATATAACGTCCTGTATCATACGGGGCAGAGTCCTTGATCTCCTTTGTCATATCAGCACTAAACAAATCAAGCGTATTATCTACATTCTCCTGCACAGCAGCAAGAATCTGACTTAACTTAAGATTAGTTTCTTCTACACCTTGCACCATTGTTTTCATAGTGTAGTCTCCAGGTGTGCTTCAAATAAGTAGTATGATGTTCCAAAAATCTCTTTTCCTACAATCTGGTATTTACCAACGTTATCAACGTAGTAATCACGGTTTAGAACAATGGTATCACCATCCTGAATATTGATAAAAATGTTAATGATACCAAATTGTTCAACTCCAGTGCGATCTAAACGTCCAAAAACATTAGAATGTAAGTCATATGCGCGGGCAGGGAGAACAACAGCCCAATATTTTACTTCTTTATATTTAATGGTAGATTCCTGATAAAAGGTGTCAGCGGGAGTTATAGATTCCTGAATAAGAAAAGTATGTAGAGCGCCCAATTTCTTCAGTATATTATTCATTTTGAACCCGCTCTGTTGCATAAAACCACCTTAAATGAACCCAATAACATTCATAAGAATGTAAGTAGCGAAAACACCAATAATAGTAATGATTAATGTAATAAAACCCGTAATCATTGTGTCTTTTATTGAACTTACTTCCTTCTTTGTTTCTTTCCAATCCAATCTCAATTCATCAATAAGGGCGTAGAATCGTTCATCCTGCTTCTCTTCCCTACGCTGAACTTCACATAAAATATCAGTCCGTAAACGACAATGCTGTAATTCGCATGTTTCCGTATTATCCATTTTCTTCATCCTCAACGTATTTACATCTTGAACGGACATATGGTAATCCAGTTGAGGCTTTCTGAACACTGAATATTGATTTGCGAATTAATGTTGACGTTTCTGCTTCATACATTTTGATTATATCGTCAATCTCATTATACTGTTGGGCTGACCCCAACTTTGACATATACGGCAATTCGCCGTTTGTTTTCATTCGCTTTAAGGTTAGTGCGGCTGATTTAAAGAGATGAGCCGATTGGATTTCATATGAAGGGTTTGATTGAACGCCAATACGTGATTCAATATATCTCTGTGCAATATTAAGAATATCTTGGAGGGTAGAATCTGATATTTCAGTCTCCACCAAACCACGCAATTCTGTAATATTACTCCAAGACATTGTAAATCACCAACCTTAAATTTTGGTTAATTTACAAATCGCATTAGAGTCATACACGACAGGAATAACACACTCGTAAACTCTACCCCAAAGATCCTTAGACTTCTGGAGAACTTCAGTTTCGGTGGTCATGTCCTGCGCGACAACCATCTCAAAGAAACCGGCAGAAGCATCAGCAAGAAGCATACCCGTT